AACTGCTCCCTTCTATCTCTATACGGAACTATTATTGCTATTTTAGCACCTGTCATTATATTAAAACTATTTGTTTGGTTAGTTTATTCCAATTACCGAAAGATACAAAGGATTTTTCAGATTTCCAAGTCCATTCAGAAAAATCTTCTAAATTTATTGAGAGTTTATTTTTTGCCAAAGCCCTATACATTTTTCGGTATTCTTCTGAAAAAGCGTAATCAGTTCCTACATTTGCAACAGCTCTTAACCTTTCTGCACAAGTACTATCCCATTTAAAATGATGAACTTGTGTAAAACCCTTTTCAATTGGATAACGAAGGGGGTGATTCCATCCCTGCCACCTCCAAGTTGTTTGTCCATTTATTTCTGCATAATGTTGCCCCGCAGTTACCTTTATCCTACCCTTCATAAGAGTAACCTTATTTGGACAGGCTCCACTTAAAGGGTATCTAAAAAAAGAACTAATCGGAAATGCTTCCCATAAATCAGTATCTTTTGTCACCAAAGGGAAACTACCATTCTCACCAATCTTATCTATAAAACCTCCTGTTACAAATTCCCAACCATTAGTTTCACACTCTTCAATTATAGAACCTATATCATCCCAGTACAATTGTAACTCATCATCATCTGAAACTATCCACCAATCATTAGGATATAAGGATTTAATTTCATTGTAAAAAGATGTTACTGCTTCCCAGTTAAATACCTTCTCTTTTCTTTCATGATATACACATCCAAATTCTTCGGCTATATCTCTTGCTTCTTCGAATGATTTTTTATTATCCCTATCAGTAGAGTAATAATTTACCAAATGAATTTCACTCACATTTTTTTTGTAATGTGATAACATTTGCCTCAAAGTATTTGTTCTATACCCAGTGACAGTAACTAATTTTGGTTTCATAAATTATCTATATATTTCTTCAATCTATCTTTTGGAAACCAACCCAATCTTCTAACTTCATCATCTTTTCTCCTACTCATTGAGTATTGCCCTAACCCACCTATTTTTTTTTCAATTTGTAAACTGGGAAACCTATTTTTAAACATTTCATAAACATTATGCACACTATATGAAACATCATTACCCATTTCCCAACCACCTAAATTAATTTCTTTTGTTTTTATTAATCTTACTAAACCATCAACAACATCATCGATATATGTAAATGGTTTTAATTGAGTTCCTAAATTATGATAGGTAATAGGTAAATTATTGTTTATCTGATTTCTCCATTTTCCAATTAATGCCGCCATATGTGATTCAATTAATTCACCTGGCCCATATACATTATATAATCTCACTATTGTTACATCAACACCCAATCCATTTCTATAAAAACGGCATAACTCTTCACCCATTTTTTTTGATGTGGAATAAGGTGATATAGAATGATGAACCGATGATGAACTTGCAAATACTACTTTACACCCATTTCTTTTTGCATATTCTAATACACTTTTAGTTCCATCAACATTTGTGGAAAAAGTATAATTTTGATGCTCATATGATACCCCAACTCTACTAAATGCTGCTAAGTGATAAATCCAATCATAAGGTTTATCACTAATGTTTTCCATTGCCCTTACATCTCCCCCAACAAACTTAGCGCCTTCCGCCACTTTTGCTTCTCTACCGATATACTGATTATCCACTATATGAACTTCGTGTCCATCTGTAATCAATTGTTCGGAAAGTGCATATCCAATAAATCCACATCCTCCCGTAACTAAAATTTTCATTTCCTTCTTATTAAAGTAAGACCTGTTGATGATGGTTTATTTTTCACAATACCATGATTAAAAAGATTAAATACTTCCCATTTATTACCATCAATTTCTTTTGCTAATTTTATAGGCCCACTCCAATCATCGTGATCTCCTCTATCTTTCACTTCTTGTGTTACAATAAACTTATCATGATATTTCGGGTCAGTATCATGCATTGAAATAATACCATTCTCACTCATTATCTGAGAATATAATTCAAAATCTTCTTTTACATTTTCATACGAATGACCTGCATCAATATGTAAATAATCTATTTTTATATCTTGCAATACGAAGAAATCATAGAATGCCTCCTCGGTAGTTGAGTTTATAATACGAGGGTGAAATGTTCTTCTAAAAAATGATTCTTCCGCAAACCAATCCACAACCCCACCAATACCATTCATAGCATCTACAACATAAGTTGAACCTATATCACCATAGTTAAAATCAGCATTTCCTTCAAAGATGTTTTGTTTGTGTAAATCGTATCGAGCCTGTGTCATTATACGAGGAATAAATCCACCACCGCTACCCAAACAAACACACACTCTGGCCCTCATATATTGGATTAGAGAGTAGATAATTAGTCCATCACCTAAATGTGTATCAGTAGCTCCATGAGACCAACGGTAGGGAACAGGATTGATTTCCTCTTCACCTCTAAAATCAAATTCTAAATTGTTGGTGAGATACTTTTTTATGTAGTTAAGGTCTTGTAACATCTATTAAATATAATTATCTTAATCTATAAAATTAGGAATTATTTATGAGATTTCCAACTCTTTTTATCCATTTATTTTTATCCGAAAATTGTAACATATATTGTTTTAATTTGTTACATTCTTTTACCTTTTTTTCATAGGATGTGTGTATCAACTCATTGACTAAATCATCAAAATCCTCTTTCGTTTCAACCCTATATTCATAATCACACTCTACTCCCCATTCCTTATGTAATATAGGCAATTTACCATAATTAACGGCATCAAATACTGAATACCCAAATGGTTCGTTTTTATAGGCCGAATGGAAAATTTGCCAACTTTTATCTATGAACCAATTACGATGGATGCCCATATCAAACTCATAAAACTTACATCTTTTAAAATTATACATTTCTGATATATTGTAATAGTCGTATTTGTGAGTAAGAACTTTTGCCGAATGGTTTGATAGCCAATGTGGATTTTTACGGGATTCAAAACGGGCTGCATATCCTATTGTTTCCGAACATTCTTCTACTAATGGTCTCTCTTCGGTAAATGTGTAATAATTTGGTATAACCTCACAATCAAAATCATCCAAAAGAGGTGAATGATTTAATCCTATCCAAACTCTTTTTTTACATTTTCTTAGCAGAAGGTTTTGCCAACTCAATTCTATTTTGGTTGGATATATTTTAAAATCAGTTCCACTTTCAGTTATATCTTTTGCATATGCCTGAATAAAAACGGTATCCCATTTATGTTGATACTCCATAAGATACTCTCTATGTGAATATGGTGGATGAAGAAAAATTATTCTATCACACTTATCTAATAAATCTTCCGTCCCTTTTGGATTCTCTAAACGAAATGTATGTGGTATAGGAATAGATGATTCAAGATGGTTAGCACTTCTTTTATTATCAATTATGAGATGCACTTCTTCATTAAGAGTAGGGATTACTTCTCTAATAAAATTATTAACCCATATATCTCCTCCACCAATTATTTGATTTCCGGCAGAGGTCGTAACCATTATTATCATAATATAAAAATATTATATCTTTTTTTGATGATTTGAAAATGGACATCCATATACATCTTCTCCATTAAAATAACGTCTACCACTTCCATGCGGTTTACTTATATCTTTAGTGACTCTTTCTATACCAAAGTCTTTCATCGCTAATCGTTCTTCATCTATTTGCTCTTTGGTAAAAATATCTTCACCTCTCTCTAATGAAAATGAATCTATAAAATATCTAGGAGTAGGAATCACACATCCAACTAACTCTCCTTTATTAATTATAATTTTATGATTTTTTCTCGTAATTTTTAAATTAAATGTAAAATCTCTACGAAGATTATCGGTTTCAATAACACCGGTCATATGTTGAATACCATCTATCCAATAATTAGGAGGATTAATTGTCATAAGATTAATATCGGAAGGTGTTCTGAATGTAAATCGATTTTGAATTGTAACGGTTCCCATTCCAAAGTGGGAATTTATATGCTGATACATCGGGTTATCGCCATCATCTAAAATCTCAACTTTCGTATTGGACGGAGAATCACCACCATCCCATTCTACCGAAAAAGTTTTTAAAGATTTTATACCAAACCCCATTTGATTTCCAATTACCAAAGGTAAACAAAAATATGCATGATTTATAAACCAGTCTCGTTTGTTCTTTCCTTTTAATGGAAAAATAATTAAATCATTTGAATTTTCAAATTCAGATGATTCGCATATTGTGATTAATTTATTTTCTGGAACTTTTATCATATGTAACAATATTTATTTTTTCTAAATTTATCATATTCCCCTAAATATTCATCAGGTATAAATAAATAATGATTAGGAGACATATATCCTGTCACCGTTTTTTTATTTTTCAATTCATAAGATACTTTACCTTCTATACAATTAATCTCAAAATCTTCTATTCCCATACCAACATCATGTGATGAAAGAGTAGAATATTTTACACCATTTTCTTTGAATACTTTTTGAGCAGCATATTGTTCTGATAATCCTTTGAACCAATTATAATTATCTTCATCTAATTTTTCTTTTGCAATTTGATTTAATTCAAATGTTTTATCTAATATTTTTTCAAATAAATTATCTATTTTTTTAAATGAGGTATTTGGTATAATAAGCTGTCCAGATGGTATCCCATTTTCACCTAACACTTTAAAAAAATGTTCATTATATCCTTCATGCAGAGAATATATGTAATCCTCATTGTACTTATCAAAAAAGTATCGTATATCTCCATAAAAAATACTATCTACATCAAAGTTAAAAATAGATGTATATCCTTTCAAAAATACTTTATCCATATCATACCATTTTTGAAGATAGACACTATATTTTGTCTTATCAAAATCACTTTTATAAAAAGTTACATTTGGAAAATCTTTTATAATATTTAAATCAAAATAAGTATTATTCCAAAAATCAAAATCAGGTGAAGATACGCTTATAAAAACATCATAATCTCCTTTATAATATTTTGACCAAGTTTCAAGTGCATAATATAGCATAGAATAATATTTCATACTTCTTCTATCTATACACAATACCATATACATTGCATGCTTATTCATAATTCATTGAATGCGTTTTATCAAATGTCCAAAAAGATGTTAAGGTATATCTTATACCATTTATAATTGGGTTTACACCATGAAGAAATTCCAAAGTACCAGGAAAAAATACTAATGTATTTAATTTTGGTTTAATTTCAATATTTTGGTTTGGAAAGTATATCTCACCTCCTTCATAATCATCATTTAAATAATACACACATCCAAAATGCCTCCAATTATATATATGAGGTCTACCAACTTCTTCTCCATCTGCATGTGGATGCTGAAAATCTCCAATTTCCCATTTAACCAATCCTAAATAATCTGGAAAAATTTGTTCAGATAAATTATAATCTAAGATAATTTTATTCCGAATAGAATCTAATAATTGTTTGTTTTCGTTTTCTAAATTTTCAAATTGGTTATTGTAAATTACTCTACCAGACCAAACATTGGAATGCGTTCTTTCACCCCAAAGTTTGGTGGTATTTGAAAAATTTTTATATTTTTCAAAATTTATTTCAGATAACCAATTTTCATTTATTGATATAAACATCATTTATTTTTAAAATGGATTACATAATTCAGTTGAACCAAACGAACCTCCTCCAAATCTAGAGGCCGTCCATTGTCTGGCATTTACACCATCTGAATAGTATCCTGTACTAGCAATTGTTCCGGAATTATCCGAATATAATTGCGTAGCATCCATCCAATTAGCAGCATTTATATAATACTGCGATTGTGGTGCATTACAAGAGTTCTGATGAGTGGTATTATCATAACCCAAATATATTGAAGTATAAGCCGGTGGTGGCGGAGGCGGCGGTGGCGGCGGTGGCGGTGGTGCCGCACATGCCGATACCGTATTAATAGTTCCATTACCTTCAACATAATAAACAGTAGTTCCATTTGAATAATACCCATTAGGAGCATTTAATACTCCACCCGCTAACTTTAACACACATCCAGTTGTTAAATTCGTACAAGTACTATAAAATGTATTAGTAGGGTTACTACATGCACCCACACTATTTCCAGCATCATATCCCAACTCAAAAGAATATAATGGTGGCGGTGGAGGTGGCGGTGGCGGTGGTGGAGGTGGAGGCGGTGGAGGTGGTGCCGCAGCGCACGAAATCGTTACAGCGGTAGTATTCACCGTTGTATTAGTCCCATCATAAACCGCAAAATACCAATTACCATCAGGTATCATAATCCAAGTATATGGATTACCTGGTGATGGTATAGCTTCTCCAAATTCAGAACCCATTCCACCTGCTACCAAATTAGCAACATTTGCCTGAGTGGTATCTCTTGCAATTCTAACATATGTTCCGGTGCCCCCAGCCATAGTTGAAGTTACTTGACCCGATCCTCCACTACAAATTACATTTGTCTGAGTAATTGATAGAGCCGGTGGAGGTGGTGGCGGCGGTGGAGGTGGAGGTGGCGGTGGCGGCGGTGGAGGTGGAGGTGGCGGTGGCGGTGGTGGCGGTGGAGGAGTTGCACCTCCTGCACTCTTACCATAAAACTCATCCATTCCATGTGGAGTAGAAGGAATACCATACGCAATAGCGGCAGCATCTAGATCAATTCTAGTTCCAGATGCTATACCTCTATCGGTATTCATCTGATCCATTGAAATAGGTCCTGATTGTGGTAACGCCATTACTTATTTTTTAATTCTTCTATTTCTTTTTTTAATTCCTTTATTGCTTCAACTAATAATGGAACTACTTTTTCGTATTGTATTGTCAAATAATTTTCACCAGATTTCGAATTACCATTTCCATCATTATCAAATGGTGCAATCTTTACTGCTTCAGGTAAAACTTCTTGTACATCTTGTGCAAACATCCCAACTACTTTTTCATCAGTACTATATCCAGCTAATTTATTTGCAGTTTCATTCCAATTATAAGTAAACCCGGATAATTTATTTAATTTTTCTAATGGATTGGATAACAATTCTATATTATTTTTCAATCTTCTATCAGATGAGAATGCAGTTATGTTTCCAGTTGCGGTTAATCCTCCTCCAACAGCAACAAAATCTGCATTATTGGCTCTTTGTACTTCAAAATATCGGGTATTACTAAATACAACTTGAAATCCTCCGGCTGCCAATTCAGTTTTTGAAACGGGAATAGCTGCCTCAATAGATGAAAGAGATGGAGTATTAATATCCATATAAAAATAAGCCGGAGGATTAAATTGACTCATTACTCCTGCGCCATAAACTCCTTTTATAACAGGTGTAAGTGAATAAAACCCTTGTTTTAATACAACGGTTGTTGATAACGTTCCTCCTGACATAGTATGAGTAATGATACTAGTACCTATTGTATTCGTTACTTGACTACCATTATAAGAAACAGTACTATATACATCTCCATCTGGTGTTGTTAATCTAAACCCATATTCATAGTAAAATTTTTGATATTCTAGATATGTGGCTGGAATTTGTCCATCATCTCCGCTAACTTCAAATCGATTCGGAGTAGCTCCACCTACATTTGCAGTTATCGTACATGTTCTTCCAATATTAGCATCACCCGCAGATATAGTAAATGAAGTACTTCCACCTGTTAAATCACCAGTATTTTCTCTATAATATTCAGTTCCTATTTGATTGTTATATGTGTAAGCGGTAAATCCAGCTGATTGTCCGATTGAAGATAAATTAAATCCACTAAAACTAACAGATTTCGGTGATAAACCATTATTAGCATTTATATCAACCACTAAACTATTTCCACTATAAAGTTCTACTGATGGTACAGTTGCTGATAATTGAACCTTTTTATTATTCGCAGTTCCGTATAAAGTTGGACCGGTCAATACCCAACTTCCAATATATCCATCGGTAGCTGCAATAGAACCACTAAAGTATCCACTTGCTGCAACTAACTCTCCACTAAATGTACCACCGGCAGCTGCTAATTTTCCTTTAAAAAATGCATCTCCCGAAGAACTAATAAAAAAGTTTCTACTTCTTAAAGAACCATTATCTAAATTAAAAATAGTTCCATTTACAGTATAACCTCCGATGGCCAAAGTTTCACCACTTCCTAATGTATATCCAGTCGATGTTATAACTCCCGTTGAAATCTTACCACCATGAATAGTTGTTACATTTGCACCACCAATATGATTTGTAATAGAACCCGATGGTATATGGTTAATTACATTTGTACCATCTTCTAAAGTATTTGCAGCAGTAAACGTTACCAATCCACTAAATCCGATTGCCTGAACAGGTGTACTAAATGATGGTGTAGAAGATACATCACTTCCTGCAGATGATTCCACCGCAGTATATGTTGAATACCAATATTTGTTACTATTTCCGGCAGCGAATGTTGGTGCACCCTTTGCCCAATTCGATGTTAAACCACTAAAGTTTCCGGTACTAAATGTAAATGAAGTTGCTCCGGGGGTAGATGGTGCAGATCCCGCTGATAATTGATAATAAATTATTCCGGTTGCAGTTCTTAATCCATTTGTACCATTTGTACCATTTGTACCATTTGAACCTGAAGGCCCGGTGGCACCGGTAGCACCAGTTGGAACTTTAGTAAATCTAACAACAATTGTTTGGGTTTGCCCCGCAGTTCCCTCACTATCGGTATGAGTAACTACAATAGTAGCAGATGCTTCTGCTGCATTCATCACCGCCGATGTCATCGTAAGAGTATTTCCACTTATAGTTGGATTCGTTGAAAACCCACTATATGTTGCAGTCATAGATGTGAATCTACTCGTTGTTCCCTCTAAAGCATTTACAGTAACATTGGATAAAGTTCCAGTTTGTACACCCGCAGTATTAGCCAATACCGATTGAGCCTGTGGTGATGCACTTACAACCACCAATGGAACTGCCTTTTTAATTTTTGATAATGTTATAGTATCATTAAGAATTCTATTTGTACTCTCACTATCAGTAACTCTTGCAGTTAGGGTAATTACGGTTGAATTTACTCCATTACCCAATGTTCTTCCAGCCAAAGTTATTGTACTACTAGTAGAACCAGAACTTGCTACTATATTAGAAATATCAGATGATGATGCGGTTATAGAATTTATAGTTAATGATGATGTTACACCATTATATGTTTGCCTAACAATTACACTTGAATTTGTAAATGCATCAATTTGTTCTCCGGTGGATTTTGCTGATACTGATTGTGCAGCGTTTGTGGTAATGATTTCCAAAACAGGTGCTGCTTTTTTTACTTTTGATAGCGAAATGCTACCTGAAATATTTCTACTAGATCCTTCTGAATCTAAAACAGTTCCATTCAAAACTAAATCAGCTGAATCAAACCCATTTGCTAACGATGCCGTTATGAATTCATTTGATACGGTTTTTCCAAATATAACGGCTCCATTCGGAATCGATGTGGGATTTAATGAAGTTGCTAATCTTCTTGTGGTAACCCCATCATATGTATCAGATATACTCATTGTCACCGGTACAAAAGTTCCAACTTGAATACCAGTTGATGTAGCATCGGTGCTTTGATTTGAATTAACAATATCAAATGATATGACAGGCGCTGCCTTTTTTACTTTAGAATATGTAATTTCTTTGGATGAACTTATTATTGTTCCCCCACCATCTTTATATTTTACATCTAATACCAAAGAACCACTATCTACTGATAAAGAAGATAATGAATAATTAATACCATTAAAATTAGCGGCAACCCCTGCGGATGTAGATGAAGATATACTAGCGCTATATGAATTAGTAACAAATAGTGATGAATAACTTATTACTTCATTTCCAACTTTTACTAACAATGAACCACTACTAGCATTTAAACTTCCTGATATTGCGCCAGTTGAAAGAGCGGGAAATGATGTATTTTCATTTGTTGCAATTACCGAAAACCCATCTAAAACTTTTACAGGTGAAATTTTTACAAAATCAGAATACTCTATTCCTAAATTATCAGAACCAGTAAATGCATATGTTACATCTCCTATTGAATAAGGATATGAACTACCAACTAAGCTGTACGTTGTAACACCATCCACAGTTCCTACTATTGATAACGCAGGTGCACCAGGTGAAGAATTTACTTCAATTGGAACTATTAATGATTCTAAATTTTGTCTTTTAGCTTGAATTAAAATTGTTTGGCCAACTGGGTTTAAACTTAAATTTGTAGCTTTATAAAAAAATTGATTTGTATTAGAACTTACAAATAAACCCTTTGAATCAGTTCCATCTTGTCCACTTGCCCCTGCCACTAATCTACCTATTGTAAATCTTTTTATAAATGGCTGAGTTGATTCGGTTTCTTCTAATGTATAGGTAATTCTATCAACTATTGTATCACCACTTTGTGTAGGTAAATTATGAAGAGAACCTGTGAATTTTGTAACATCTAATGAGGCGGAAAAACTATATAAATCTTCGTGATAATATGTAAATTCACCTGGATAATTTGCTGCACCCCCATAAACTGATTCTGAAATAACAAATCCTCCGGTGTCAAACACTTGTCTAGTCAAAGTAAGATTTCCTAAAATTCGATTTTTAGTTCCTACTATATTAATAGATTGAGAAAGAGGTAATGGGTATAAACTAGATGAGAAATTAAAAAATTGTTTATCTACATCTATTGTAATATTTTTATCAATTAATCCAATGTTACCACTTTGAAATGTTTTAGCGCTTGTTACTACAATGGGAACATAGTTGTTATTTATATCGAAAAACTCAAATTTAAAATCAAATGTTTCTCTCTCTAAATCTCTATCCACCGGAATTATAAAACTAAATTCATCTGGTGAAAATCCTAATTCATGTGATGCTTTTAAACTCACACTACCAACATGCCAATAAGAATTTGCGGTTGTATTACTTGCTTCAAAATTTATTGTCCAATTATCGGTTATAGGTGGGACAAAATTAAATATCCTTTTATTTGCTCCTCTAAATTCATTTGAACCGGTAAATGTTGCCAAACTTTGAGTTACATAATAATTTGAAATACCACTTCCACTTCGAAGAGTGCTAGTTAAATAAACCTTTAATGTATCGTTTGTATCATTAGATGATGTATCGTAATAATTGTAAAATTCTAATGCATATTCACTACCACTTTCTAATCTTATATCATCACCCAAATTTGTTGATAAACGATTGTTTCTTAACTTTACAGCTCTATAAATTTTTGATGAATCTAAAATATTACCCGCATTACTTTGTGTAGCCCAAAATGCATTCCAACTTTGTCCATTCTCATATGATTGGCTAAAATGGCCTACATCTATTGCAGAACCGGATATAATAGTTGTTAATAGTTCCGATGGTTCTACTCTCGTATCTTGTATAACTTCGTAATCAACATTCGAGGCTCTTGATTTTTTAAATACTTTAATTCTTTCAACATCCCCAACAAAAGTTTGAAGATGGTTTATTTCAAATCTACCGAATGAACCTAATATAGATGATGCGACGGGATTTTGATTATATTGATATGAAAGAGAATAATTTTTACCACTAAAATTTGATACCAATCCATCAGATGAAGTAAACGGTGTCGCCACTATTACTGATGTGTTATTAAGGTATTCTACTATTTCAGCATTTTGTATATTAGTTCCTGTTACTGATATATAAGTTCCACCATCTGCAAATACTCCGCTTTGCTTTTGAATTAAGTATCTTATTCCCCCTCTATATCCTCTTAATGTAGTTCCTTCCGATGGTGTTAAAGCCACACCTCTTACCAATCCATCATTTTGAGTTGCATTTACTAAATTTCTAGAATAAAAACTTTCATTTAATTCTTCAATTATTACTTCCGGTCTTCTTACAAATCTTACTCTCGTTTCGTTAGGAATATTTTTATTAATTTTTATATCCCTTTCCCATTTTATATTATAGATTCCTTCCCAATCTTCCGGTATAGGTTGAATAAATCCATTTTCATCCAAATACTTATCCAATTCACCCAAAATAGTTATTTTACCTATTCCAATTGGTGTATCTTCATAAACATAAACTCCTATTAATTTTGATAAACCTTCATAGTATTCGGGTATACCTTCACCAGGTTGAACAAATAATGGATTACCTTCGGTATCTAAAACTTCAATTTTGATTTCAGTTGATGGTTTTAGAAATGTAGAACCCTCTATTAGAAATCCATTTTTTCCCGCAGTAAATAAATCTCCTAATTCAGAAATTTTAAAATATTGTGAAAGGGGGTTATTATCAACTATAAAAGTTTGAAAGTTGGATAAATTTTGTAGTGGAGAAGTTTTCTTTATTCTAGACATTTTAATTCAGTATTCAGAAATAAATATTCTTTATATGTATTTATATAAGTAAATACTAAAGAAATCTAAAGAATGATAAAGAAATCCGATAGATATGCGATGTTACAACTCCCAAAAGAGGTTCATACCGTATTAAAAGATTATTGCGATGAGAGAGGTCTAAAAATGAGTAGGTTCGTATCTAATCTAATTAAAGAAAAAATACGAACCACCTCAAAAGTTAGAAATATACTACCGGCGGAAAGAATCAAAACTTAACGGAACTAAACCCGCTATCTTTCTTAATTTCTAAAAGAGTATCCACCACATCTCTCATAGAATCAATATGTGAAATTACAATCACAAATTCAAATTGAGTTTTTAGATAAGCAAATGCCATAAATAGTGATTGTAAATTCTCACTATCTAATGTTCCAAATCCTTCATCAATAACTAAAAAGTTTGGTCGAGGAAGATTACAAATGTTAATTAAAGCAACTCTAATTGCTAATCCACTAATAAACTTCTCCATACCACTACACATTTCCAACGGCCACTTTCTACTATCTCCATAATTGATATAAGCATTTACATTCTTACCATCCATTTGTAGATTCATACTGAACTCTACTATTTGACCTAAGATGTTATTAATCTCACCTTCAATAGATGGGAGTGTTTTAGAAATCAACTCATAAGAAATACCATCTCTTTTCACCGCATCTAAATAGTATTCGTATAATTTGTTGGTTTCTTCTAATTCTTTTATCTTCGCGATGTTTTCTTCTATTGTAGTCTTTTCTTGCCTCGCTTTGGATATGTTGGTATTTATATGAAGAATCGTATCACTTTTTCTTTTTAACTCCCTCTTAATACCATCAACAATTTCTTTAGTATCATTAATATTCTTTCGAAGTTGTTTATTAGTTTCGATTTGTTCTTTGTTCTTATGATACTCATCGATGTTTGAAGTAGCAACCTTTATACTATCTTCACAATCCCTTATATCTAATTTTGTTTTTGAGATCTGTTCTTTGATTCGACTAACTAATGTTTTGGAATCATTTATCTCTTTATGTTTTGTCTGATATGTTTTATATGCTTCTTCTATTCCATTTAGTATTTCCAAAGTTTGTCTAATACTCAACACATCAGATAATGCCTCGTCAACAATACTTTCTAATTGAGGTAAAGAAGTTTTTGCATTCATTGCATCTTTTACAAATGCATTATCACAACAAAACTCACAATTCGGGTCGTATTTATGATTATCTAAATGTTTGATTTTTTCTATTGCACCATCTAAATAAATCTTAGCACTCGAATGAACTTTTTCAGCTTTAACTAAATCATCTTTTTTTGTTGCATAATCAGAGTATGCATATTCTATATCAACACTACTATCTCCTATTGTAAAATTAGATAATACTTTTTCTTGCTCAACTAATTGTAATACTATCTCTTCTGCCTGAATAAGTTGGGTATCCATTTTTTCTAACTTATCAATATGAGATTCTAATGAAGATGTTAGTGAATTTAATTTATTTGTTTCAACATCTAAATCTAATGTGATTGTAGTTTGGATAATCTGTGATTCTAAATTTGATAAAGTTTTTTCTACTTCAGTTTTATCTAATTCCAAATCTTCTTTTTCAGATTGAAGTAAATCAAATTGAGATTGACCATCATTAATAATCGTTTCTAATTCCGCCAATCTTTGTGAGAAGTCATCTTTCTTAAAATTCTTTAATAGGATAGCCGCTTCTTTATTATCTTCATTTACTACATCGAATAATTTATCAAATACATTTACACCGATGTATTGTGCTAAAATATCTTTTCTTTCCGATTGTGATTTATCTATGAACAATGCGTTATTACCTTGTAACGAAAGTGATGTCATTACAAAATCTTCATAAGTTCCTAAATACTTTCGGATTATATCGTTTGTATCTCTTCTTTCTTCACCATTCAAAGATTCCTCAATTCCATCTACAATTCTATAAAAGTTTACATTCACTTTTACATTCCCACCTTTTGTAGTATGAGCTTCTCTTTCAATGTAATAATCTACGCCATCAATTTCAAAATTAAACTTACAATTGAATGTATCTTTTTGATTATTCATAATATGGGTAGCCTTAAATGCTCTACTACACTTATCAAAAATACAAAATGAGAGTGAATCGAAAAGAGATGATTTACCTTGTGTGTTTGGTGCAAATAATCCTATTATACCCCTTGCATTTTCAAAGTTTATTTTGTTCCCTTCACCATATGAAAACATATTACTGAATTCAAATGTTTTAGGAATCCATAGTATATTATCAGTTTCTTCGTGAGTAATTTTTAGATTTACATTATTATTTATCTCAACAATTTTATCTAATGTTTTATCATCTAATAAAAACTGCCTTTCCAAATACTCTCTAATCAATCCATTCTGAACATTCGGGTCTTTAACATTACCCGCTAAGTTTCTAGCGTTTCGGTTTTTTGATTTTAATGAATTAAGAGTATCTTGTTTGGTAATTGTAATTTCATTTACCTTAAACATTTGTTGTAATTCAGCTGATACTAATTTTATATCACTAACTTCGGTATCAGAAAAACGAACTCTTAAACGCGGTTGTTTAGGTAATTTAGTTCCAATCTCGTTTCTTACCCATTGAGGAATCACACCGTTTATAACATCAATCGTTAGGTAACCATAATCATTGTGAATGTTAAATTCTTCAAATGTTTCAGTATCGACATTCCAAAGAAGGTATCCATGATTCTCTAAATACTCTCCATGATTTTGTTGAACTACGGATCCGGCGTAAACTACTATTGGTTTACCATTTGCTCTATCTCTTTGTTGAACAACTTGTCTTTTGTGTATATCCCCCATCAATACCATATCAAACCCATCAAACATATCAGGTGTGAAATTGTGAGAAGATACAACATAACCAATATCGGTTTTTGCCGCATCAACGGGCCCGTGGAAGAAACAAATTTTCTTATTACCATTTACATCAACTCCTTTCGGCCAATTTTCTTTCTTATCCAAAATCGAATAAACAGTAAAAGTTATATCATCGGTGATTTGATATACACCAGTATCTCTTAAATAAACTAAATTTGGGAGTGAAAGATTATCACATATAGGAGTTAGAACATCTAAACGGTCTTTATTGTTTAGATTACAATCATGATTTCCCGTAATAACAAATGTAGGTCTTCTCTTAGCACATTCAGTAAAGAACCAAGTGATTTCCCTTACTAATTCAGGAGACATTTCAGTTTTAGCGTGGGCTATATCACCTGCTAAATAGATTATAGAATCCTCTAAATTTTGGGAATCCACATCAGCTAAAAACTTATTTAATACCTCTCTATACTCTTTATGCCTTTTTAGATTACGAATATGTAAATCGGCCAAATGATAGATGTATTTAATGTTATCTAATTTAATCATAGTATATTTCTTGTTGCAAAGATACGAAAAATAAATGAATTATTTAGGTTCTGATAGAATTAAATACTCTTTATTATTTTCGGAATAGTTTATTTTGTATTTTGAATTTATGGTAGAATTAGCCTGAGAATTTTCTTTATGGTCAAATTCAAATATATCAATTATGTTATGTTTATTTTTTATCAAATCTACTAAATCAGGTATTGAAATTTTACTACGATTTGAGTATGATATAAGCGTATATTTGGAATCAAAGTCTAATAATCTATTAAATGATTCAATAACCACATCATCTTTTAAATGCTCAAAATCTGAAATTGCTCCCTCTTTTTTATCAGATGAAACATCTTCTCTTCTATTAGATACGCCAAATAGATTAGGCTTATCATTCTTTACTACGGTAGTCCATAGGTGATAATATGAAAAATATCTTACTCTCGTAGTTTTAGTTTGTTGATTAGCAGTCCCATATGGAGGATCAAAATAAACTAAATCAAAAGAATCGTTTATATCAAAAACATTTTTATTATATACTTTATGATTTAAATCATCAACTTTCCAATATGGAAGTTCCAAGTGTAGAGGCCTAAGAGATGAACTCGTCCAATCTTTTAAATAAGAAACCTGATGGCCCATATCATTACACTTCGAATCTAATGCAATTAGAAGTGAAGTTAGTAATACTGATTTATCTATACAATCGGTTGGATATAATTTATCAATTTCCTCTCTTATAGAATCTAATTTACGAGTAACATCAATATAAAAAGGTCTTTTAGTTCCATCGGGTTGAATAGTACTTCCATTGTTAAATTCACCACCATAGTTATCAGTAAACCAGCCATCAGTTGGATTAAGAGAATTTAAATGCTGAATTATTTCATTTAATTCCCTTTTATTATTACCTGCTAATAAAAATGTTTCAGATAATACTTTCGAATATGGTGCTAAATCATTCGAAGTTGTTTGGAATCCAATAGATTTAAAATAATTGGATACGGTACCGGAGCCAGAAAACCCATCTAATGCTGTTTTTACATTTAGATGATTTATTATTTGTGTAATTTTTGGTAGTATTTTAGATTTACCACCACTATATCTTATTGTTTTAAATGAATTCATGTTTTAATTAGGCTGTGTGAATAAGTTTTTAAATTGAGACCACCATGCATTAGAATCTCCATTATAAACATAACTTCCTTCTAAAACCGAATCAAAAACCATTAAGCCTGAAAATGAGTTTTTTCCCTGTTTGTTATAAACCCAAACACCTCTTTGAAAAGGATTTGCAGTTTTTCCTCCATATTTAAAGTCAATAATCTTATTTCCATTAGAATCATTTAGGAAGAATCGGGTGTGTTTTTTTAATTGTTCAAATGTTATTGATTTTACAACATTTTTTAATTTACCTAAATCTAAATTAGTCAATCTATATTTACCATTTTCAAATGTATTCAATCCTAATATAAGTTGGAATTCATTTGTTTTATCTGATAATTTGTTCAAAAAATTTTCTAAATCAAACTTACCATTTATTACATCCTCTTTATTATCATCTAGAATTTGTCTAGGTTCATGTGAAGTTGTCAATTGAATATATAGTTCTTTATAAGTTTTAGCGCTAAGGCCAATTACAAAACCCCATTTGGAATTAAGTAATTTATGTAATAAATCTAATCTTTTAGAGTGATCAGATTCTTGCTTTTCAACTTCTAATTTTATTTTAATGAACTCACTAAAATTATTAACTATATCAGAATTTGGTGATACTATTACATCATGCACGCACCAATCACTATTTGTTAAATTAAGTTTTAACGAAAACCATCCATTTACATTATCATTAATATGCCATTCGAGGATGTTTTCAAACATTTTACCCGCTCCTACTCCATTTCCATTTAATTCCTTAAACATCATAAAGGTTGAAACCGAATAATCAAAATTTGATTTACCCAATTCAAGTAAAAAATTTTCTTTTGTCATTTCAGTAATTTTAGAGTTTTTTATCCTTTGAGATTATACTACAACTCATACCACTAAATTACGAAAAAAATGGGATATATCCAAATTATTTATTGGAATTCTTTGATTCAGAATACTCTTTTAATTTTACTTCTAAATAATCAATTGATTCAGATGGGCCTTCGTATCCCATATATTTTGCGTATATTCTAATCTTATCGGGATCTCTCTCTAATTCTTTTTTCAAATCTTCTAATTTTGAAAGATGTGCTGTTATATATGTCATATTAAATCGTTTGGCGCATTTCGGTAAATTCGGTAACTATCATCATCAAAGTGTTGAGTTGATACTTCAAATACTATTGATTCTGGTTCTAAAGCAATTAATTGATGTGGTTTACCCCTATCTATATAAACACATTCTCCAACATTTAGAATTTCTTTGTGTAATTTAGCCTCATCAGTATCTATCCAATGAAACTCAAATGCTCCCTTTTGAACATACCAAGTTTCATTTTTAATCATATGATAGTGCATTGAAAATCTATTACCTTCATTTGGGAAAACTAATAATTTTCCGCAGTATTGGGAATCGTTATGTATCCATAATTCATATCCCCAATTTTTATCTATTTTAATTGGTTTAAAGGCCACTTCTTTTTATTTTAATTGTTATACCGGCTTTACCCGCTGAAACATCATAAGTATTTCTTCTATTATCGGTAATAAATCCATAATCTTTAAATCTAAATATAATTACCAATTTTCCTTCGAATACGGCCCAAATTGCATTATCCGCATAATCGATAGATGGCTGAGAAATAAAACCCATTTTCCAACTATTTCTAAACTCTTCTTCTAATTCGTCAGGTGTTATATGAATTAACATTCTAATTACTTAATGGTGCTTTAATTATAGGGTGGGATTCGTAATTTTCTATTACGAAATCTTCTACTTTGTACATAGGTAAACAATCACCTTCCGCTCGTTTAACATGCTCTGCTATTTTTAATGTTGGTAATCCAAATGGAGTTCTATGTAGTTGCTCTTTTGCTTGCTCAATGTGATTTAAGTATAAATGGGTATCCCCTAAGTTACCAATCAATTCATCGGGTATCATATTCACTTCTTTTGCAATAATCTCCAATAATAACCCATAAGATGCAATGTTGAATGGTAATCCTAAAAATGTATCTACACTTCTTTGATTCCACATTAATGAAAGATATCGCTTACCATCTTTCTCTCTTGTCCAACATTGAAATCCATAATGACAAGGTGGCAAAACCATTGCATCTAATGCACCCACATTCCAAGCAGATACCATCAACCGTCTACTATCAGGATTTGTTTTGAGTTCGTTGATTAGATTTTGGATTTGGTCTATGTGTTCGGATTGTAAATAGAAACCTTCAGTACCGTCAGTATTACCTTCTACCCACGTGTCACCTTTCCATTGTCTCCATTGTTTACCATAGATTGGGCCTAACTCACCCCACTTCTTAGCAAACTCTTCATCGGTTTTGATTTGTTTAATAAACTCTTCTTTAGTTAATTGATACTTGAGGTCAAGTGAAGTTTTCCAAGCGTAGTTCTTATATGCATCACCATCCCAAATGTGGCAATCGTAATCCAAAAGGAATTTGATGTTAGTATCTCCTCTTAAAAACCATAGGAGTTCTGTCACCATAACCTTCCATGCCATTTTCTTTGTAGTTAATAATGGAAACCCTTCACTCATTTTGTGGCGAATCTGCCTACCAAAAACTGAAAGTGTTCCAGTTCCGGTTCTATCAGTTTTAATTGTTCCATTAAGAGCCCCTATATCAGTAAGGAGTTGTTGGTATTGTTTATCTAAATTATTCATATGATTTTAGTCTTTTATGATTTTCTCTTTCAATTTCATGCGAATAATTTTCTTTATGCCCAATAATTCTATGAAAATCTTTGTATGCTTTTGGGTGGTAATCTTTTAAATAAGAAATACCAAATTCATATTCAAATAAAACACTTTCATATCGGTGTTCTTTATTATCAAATCCATCTTCTATTGAAAATATTTCCATTTGTAAAGAATCAATTACATTTTGTAACGAATCTCTTTTTTGTAATGATGTTAGATAACTTTCCTCTGCTTTTGTTATGTTTACTTTAGTATGATTCATACTCATCCCAATCGCAATGATTCCTATAATCAATATTGTAAATAATCCAATTTTGTATGTTGTGTTCGAATCCATATTATAATGATAATTTTAGTTTTATTAAATCTTCAAAAGATGAAGTTGTATTGGTTTCAATTTGTTTTGTTACTTCGATAAACCCCATTTCCGAAGGGTCTTTACCATTTAAGGTTATTATCTTACAATCAATTCCATTATTAGTAAGGTATTGATAATGCCTCACAGCATCTCCCATTGCATCGGTATCTAATACGATATTAACTGATGGTTTCTTTGTAAGTATTTTATCACTTAATAGTTTTGGGAGTGTTTTACCAAAAATAGGCACTGCATTTCTTTTAATTGCAATTGCATCAAATGCCCCTTCACAAAGTGTTATAGGCATATCCCAATTTATAGTTGAATCAAATCCAATTATATTTTTTGATACAGGAGGATTTTTATATTTCATATTTTCATTTGGGTAAATACTTCTTGCGATAAAGAAATTTAATCTGCTATCTGAATCATAAGATGGTATAATAACCCTACCTTTGTATAACCCACTATCACAATAACCTATTCGATGTTTAAGAATGTCATTATCACTTATTCCCCTCTTCTTTAAATAATTATAAGCTACTTTATATTCTATAATATGCTGATTATCTAAAATAGTTTTGTATTCGGAAGGTAATTTAAGTTCAATTTGTTCTTCATCTTTTATATCTCCTCCAATGTTGGCTTCGTTGTAAATAGTATTAACTTTTACTATTACCTCTCTATCAACTTGTAATTTACGAAGAAGTGTATATACCTTCTTACCCTTTGAATCGCATACCCAACATCTCCACTTTTGTGATTCTAAATTAACTTGCAATTTAGGTTTATGATGTGAACAAAAAGGGCAATAGTATTGGATTTCATCTTTACCCAAATTTCTACCGCCGCCTAAAACCTCATCGATTTTAGTTTTAACATATTGCTTATCTATTTCAGAAATCATAACGCTCTAATAAAAATTTTAGATACCAATTATTTCCTTCATCATTTAAATGCTTATCTACTCTAGAAACAAAGTAATTGGTCTTATCGGTTTTCCTTAAATAAGTTTCAATCGAATTGTATTCCCCAAACTTAATATGTTCTGAATTTAATTCCGAATCGTTTTTAAAGTGAGTATCATAATCGTTGGTAAAAAACAAATACTCAAAATTAATCCCTACACTTCTACATAAATTGGATAGAATTTTTAATTCTAAAAGTAAATCTTTTAGTATTCTATAATAATTTAAATGATATACAAATGAGCAATACGGTGAAAATAAATTTTTAATAAGAGGATCTTTACTCCACCCTAAATATGGATACAAAGTATTATACATCTTATCCTCAAAAATAGAATTATCCCTAATCAAATTATTTTTTTCTAAATACTCTAAATTTTCAGGTGATGAGATTGAACTTTGAAATGTATCATTGTAGAGAACCATTAGCCTTTCGGGAACAGTTAGTTGAACCAAAATATTACACCCAAATTTGTTTTCTTCAATTAATTTATTTACCTTTAACTTTACCAATTTAAGTATATGCTCATTCGATAAAGATGAATGTGAATTATTCTCTAACTGCAAATGCAGGGAATTTTCAAGTATAAGTTTATCATTTAGCAGAGAAAATGAATCACCAAATAGGTATAATTTTTTCATACCCAAATGTATGAAATTATTTTATCAATTCCAAATATTTTTTATACAATGTATTGGCTAACCACTTATGGGAAGCGGAGCAAGGGTGGTCATCATTTACCCCTATATTTTGCCTTAAAGTAAGATAACAATCCTTATTCATCGAATCCCAACTTCGGTATTCATTTCCATTGAAATTTATAGGTAAATAATATGGACTTTCTTTAATAGTATCATAAATTAAGTGGTGAGAATAAAAATCTTCCAGCCCCATAAAAAATACACACTTACATCCCATTTCTTCCAACTCCTTAAATTTTTCTATTAGTTTATTGTAAATAATAAAAAATACTTCGGCTATTGTTTCGTTTAGTGAACTTCTTCTTAAAGGGTCATCTAATAAGTTTATATTTTCTATTATTTTTTTCTTTAAATCTACACCTAACCATCTTACTCCTTCATCATGCCCACCAAATGAATTACTATTAGTAAATTCAACTATATCTCTTATTACATTTGTAAATTGAAAAACACAATATTTTGGAACATAATTTTTTTCAACCTTAAGGTATTCCATCAAAATTCCTAACCTCTCAATGTTTCTATAATTGTTTCCCCCATTTTCGTTTTTAGTCATTAAGCTAAAATTCAAAAAATTTTTAAGGATACCAGACCATCTATATTTTTCTCTATACGCTACTAACTCATCCAATGAAATCATTATTAAGGATGAGGGATAATATGTAACTTTATTTTTATATAATTCAAAAGATGTTGGGTATTTTTCTTGCCAATGATGAAATTCTAACCCCTCCCCATAAGTAAATGAACAACCAAACGTTAATAATAAATTTGTCATATATGAGGAATGTCTTTTCTAAAAAATTTTCCCAATATGTTATCATTATAAAAAACATTTGGGTTTTCTAATACTTCTAATGAAAATAGATACTTTGTTTCCAAGTATGTTAGGTGTTTTGGGGAAAAGGCAAATTGAATAATAGTTCTCTTAAATTCACTACTCTTACCTTCCTTAATAAGTTGTTTGATTTCGGAATGTGAACCATAGTAGGATTTCCAATCACTTTCTTTTTGAACTTTCTTTTTCTTACTAGCTCTTTTATCGGTTAATTCCGCTAATTCCTTTTTACCCAAAGCCTTAGTGGTCACCGAAATAAGTTGTTTTCTTCCTATATATTTTTTGCCAGTTGGAATATGATATACTTCATAAACAAACCCAAAAGCATCTTCCGGTATCTGATTAATATCGGAAATTAATTCGTTTTTATACTCCCACATCTGTAACCTTTATTTTAATTTATCTTTTGGTTTTATCTGAATACTTTGATAAATCTACTTGCCCCTTTCTAGCTCCACTTAATACCTTATCATTTAAATTATAATCAGTATTACCTGTCAATGCTTTTGAAGTAAATCCTTTTACTGCTAATAATCCACCTACTTTAGTTTTTATGTAGTCGGTTATTTGGCTAGGAGCATTTTTCTCAGCCATTTTTGAATTTTTGTAAAGATCTATTATCTGTGCCATAGTTTGTTTATTTTTATATAAATATTAAGTATCGAAACGAATAACGAAATTAATAGGATAATCTGGTGTAGATTTAGGTTTAGATGGTATTTTTGCCACCGCTACCATATCATAATTTTCATCATATAATCCAATAGTTGTAATATAAGGTGCTAAATAAGAACCCGTTGGGTCTATTGAGGAACTATATTCATATTCATCAAATCCAATTTTTGTTGTTCCATTATAATCTGAAACCAATCTAAAATCCAAATTATATGCGTTTGTTGCCCCACTTACATTACCCGGTGTGAAAGGTATATATTTTTTTACATATACATCTCCATTATAAAATTTAGTAGCAGAAGGATTTGTGGAATAATTGAATTCATTAGGGTTTACTTCCAAAAATAATTCGTTTTCATAGATTGTTTTAGTTGATTGGAATTTCATATCCCAATTACCATCATTTCCAAAGTTATAATTACTTTCTTGTTCTAATGTATCACTCGCTCTCTCAACACCATAAGTTAATACTATGATTCCATTTGAATAAAATATATTACCTATTGTAGTAGCAACATTATATTTGCTTAGTTCCAAAGGAAAGTTAAAATTACCTAATGCTGTCAATTCTCCCGATGATACATCAAACTTAAAAATTAAGGTTTCCGATGCCGGTCCACCGCTATAACTTAAATTAATACTTCCTTCATCATCTCCATCAGCATCACCCATATCAAAAGAAGTGATGGTTAATGTATAATATAAACCATCATTCATTAAAAATGTAGCCGTATTATTTTCTAAATCAAGTTGTGTTAAATCAACAAATGCTTTTCCTAAATAAAGTAAATTACCTTTTCCATCATCTACAATAGTTGAATCATCAGTATAGTTGGTTAAAAGTAATGAATTTTTTTTAATTCCTTCTCCGATATATCTTTGTGGTATATTCCAAAATAAGAATCTATTACCTAACACTCTTTCAGTATTAGAAGCGTAATTATTCATTTCTCCATACACCTTTGTAACATCAGTATATTTACCTTCAAAAATTATCCCCGCATCATCAACTCTATATGAATTACTATCCAAATATTGTTGAAATTCATCGATGTATTTTTTATCTGATTGGCTATAATAATACTGAAATGCATTAGTAGTTGGGGTGGATAGGTTATTAGTAATGTTTACATTATATACTTTTAATTGCTTAGCATTATGTTTTCTCAAATTCCAATTCGTTACAACTCCAATTTGTTTTGCTGAATTAGAATAAAATAATTGCTTTATACCTTTATATAAAGAATACTCTTTATATCCTGCTACCTCTCTATTCTCGCTATCCTCAAATGAACCCGATATATTTTCAACGGCATAAACAGGTGCAATAGAACTATCTATCGTCCAATTTTTATAGACTTTAAATGGTCTTACCGTTATATCAGATTTTTGAATTGATTTAAACATACACCTATAAATATAATAATTAAAAAAACCCACCGAAGTGGGTTCTATTAAAATTAAGGTTTAAAATTAAATTTAAAAATCAAGTTTTACCTTAATCAACACCTCCTTATCGAAGGATTTCGCGATTGGTTGCGATGTTTTCGCAACTGCAATCAATTCGTTAGCATCGTTGTATAAACCAACTGATGTGATATATGTTTTAGGATCAGATTCAAATGAAGGTTCTCTAAATGTTCCATCAGAACCACTTACAAATGTAGGATTGTTTGAGAAGTTAAATTCTCTATTAGTCGCTCTTACAAAGAAGTGTTGAGTTGATACATTTTCAGTTCTTCTCATTTCAAAATCTGCTCCGCCTTTAATTGCGTTAAATAATAATTTTTGGTTATAAGTTTCAACCGAAGTAGATCCGGTTGTTGGTAATAACTCACTTCCCACTACTGATGCTAATGCGGTTGGATTTAATAACATAATACCCAATTTAGGATAGAACTTACCAAATCCTTGTTGATTAGATGCGGTATATGTATTGATAGTTGCTGCTGCCTCAGTTCCAACATTTGTTGAACCAGAAACTATATTAAAAACAGTTCCTGCTTTACCAGCTTTATCAGAAAACTTCTTACCACTATCATCTATAAAATACCTTATTCCATTAGAACCGCTTAATGTTAATGTAAAATTACCCGCATCAGCCTGTTGTCTATATCTAGCTCTTGCTAAGTTAATAACATATGCATGATCTATTTGGTAACCATCTTCAATTGATGCTGAATATACTGTAAAGTATTCATCAGCTTCACCTTCATAGTTATCATTCAATAACATTCTATATTGTGAATAGATTGCTTTTGTTGGTAAAAGAGCAGAATCAGATGTTGTTAATTGAACCGAACCACTTGCGAACTTATGCCCGTAAGCAATCGCAAATTCAACAGGTGCAGATGATCCAGTGTTTGAACCAGTTAAGTAAACATTTAGATAATACTTCGATGCATCTGAACCACTGTGTCCTGCTATTGTTGTTGTAGAACCGGTCACCATTGAACCATTTAAACTACCACTACCATTACTCCACAATCCTTCAGTTACTACTTCAATTTTATTTGAAATCTTATCAAACTCACCAAATTTTTTAAAAATACCTTGTGATAATACACCACCACTCGCCACACCCAATCTTTCATTAGGTGGCAATGATGCATTAATTATATTAGCAATCGCAGTTGCATCAATTACACCCGCATTATCGATAAGATATTGGGATAATTGTTGTGTTACTGCTGCTCCTTGTGCTCCTGTAATTTGTGCCATTTTCTATTTTTAATTTTTATGCTACATAGTTTACTGTCACAGGAATAGAAACTGAACCCCCGGTCTCGTTTCCATAAACTGTCAAAGTTGTTACAACTGTTGCAGTAAGTGCAGGGTTTGGAATAAATTCAAATGAAGTTCCTCTCCTAACATCAGCTGTTGCTGCTACTGAATCACTAACTGAAATTTGTCCCGTTGCTGCAACTCCTAAACCGATTAAAGTTCCTGCCGTCTTATCAGCTAAAACTGCGGTATATCCAGAAGTTGTATTACCTGCCGGTGAAGTTGTTGGTGAAATAGTAACTTTACCTCTCGTTTGATTTGTGCTAATGGAAGTAGTTCCAATAGATACCTGAGGTATTTTAGTTGTTCCTTTTGGAAGTGTTACAAGTTTATATTTTAAAACTTGTGTTTCATCTGGTGATGCTTCTAAAATAGGAATTGCTTTAATAGCCGCATCATAATATGCAGAACCTTTTGGGTGCGCTGCATCATACAATTGGTAATCAATTTCATCATCACCCAATGCAAATTGAGTAATGTTTAACGATTGTCCCGCTGCTAATTTTTCTCTACCTTTTTTTGTAAGAATAGCATCTACAATTATGCTCGAATTATCTAAGTAAGCCATTTTTAATTATTTTGGTCTTTTTTTCAATTATAAATATATAACCTTTTAGTTTTACAACTTTTTTTAATCAACTTCCAAAATTGGTTCTCCACTTCCTCTTCCAGAAGGTGATACTCTCAATCTATTTGGATTAGTAACAAATACTTCAACAGGCGATGTTCCGTCTAAAGTAGTATCAGAAGTTTGCTTAGAACCCTCATAAAAACTATTTTCTAATCCCCTCGCAGTATCCTTTGTATATCTATAATGTCCGCTAGTATATCCATCAAATGGTTCAATAGCGGTTATTATTCCATTTTTATATGGGAATACCCCCAATGCCGAACTTATATCAGTATAGAATGAGTGTGCAGTAGGAGTTCTAAACGCTCCACTTGCATTTTCATCAAATGGGCTTATTAAAACCATTTTTTTCTCAAATCTATATTTTAGTTCTAATTCAATTTTATCAGTAACTCCTAATTTAGTGGTATTGTATAGTGATGATGATAAACCATTTTCAGTTACTCTTTTCGGAACATATCTACCATATCTTATTGTTAGGATATAAGCGTTATATCTTTCGGTTAATACTAATGTTCCATCTTCTCTAAAATATGTTCTATCCAATGCACCATTTTCACCATAAAGACCGAATCCTAAATTAAAAGGTGAGTCTGCATCATTTCCTATTTGTTGGTATGAATCCTCTAAATCATATTCTCCTACAATTGTTGCATTTCGTAATCCTGCATCAATTTTTATTTCAATGCCACCCATCGTTGAACCAGAATTGTAGATGATTTCCCCATCCATTAATTCATCGGTTACCAATGTGTTACTTGCGGTATAGAAAATGTAATCCGAATTAATGCTCATCAACCCATCAACACTATATGAAGATGAATAGAATGGAGTTGTAACATCTAATTCTCTATCCAATTCTACATTAAGACTTCCAGTATGATAAGGAACATCTAAAGTTATTTGTTGCGTTTCAGTTACATCGATAGATGAATCATAATAAATTTTATCCGCTTTCGGTCTATTAATTTTTATCTTACTTCTATCTAATAAAGAAGGTTCAATTAATATACCTTTTGATACATTAGCTCTCGCAGGTATTACCTGTTCTAACATATCAAATAGGGATTTATCAACTGATTTTATCAATCGAATATATTCATCAAAGTTTAATGATGTTCTTTGGAAATAATAATTTCTTAATTCAGTAAGACTTGAATAGGTATCAGTTCCATATTCATCTCCCCAATCACCTATATAATCACCTATATTTAATGCACCTAATGAACGAAGAATGTCTAAATTCAATTCTTTCACCGGTGAGAAAAATAATCCTAATCTATTTGAATCTATCGGTGCTCTATCAAATGCTTTTTTAGTAGCTCTTGCTTTATATGATAATTGACCGGTTAATTCTATATCTTCTAATCTAACTTTATCTTTTCCAACGAATCCAATTTGTGGAACTTCTGCGGTTACAAATCTTTCATAACTCTCATAGTGGTAAGGATATGTTGAAATTGATTGAGAAACAACTGCAATTACCGATGATGTATATGATGATGTTACCGGTGCCACATTCTTAATAGAGCCGGTTGTATAAAGATTTTTAGGGTATTCAAAATCTAAACGAAGTAATAAATCTTCGGTTGATGATGATATATGGTTTCCAAATATTACATCAGGATTTAATGTATGCGAAGTTATTACCGATGATGATAAAGCGTTATTCCATAATCTAACTTCATCAATTGAACCTACTATTCCACTTGAACCACTTCCATTTACAATAAGTTTTCCACTATAATCAAATGGAGATCCAGTGTAGTAAGTGTTTCCATTTACATAAGAAGCAGATGATGATACTTGTAAAGTTAAAGATGCACTTTTGGCTAGTTTTATTCTATCACCATTCGCCTCTCTTAAATACATTTGGTATGTATCGTATAATTTACCAGAACTATCCGATGAAGTAGATTTTTGAACTGTCAAAAATTTAAATTCTCCATCGTATAGAGGTATATTATCTATACTCATACTACTCGTATAATTAGGTGTTAAATCTACATCTAATATATCAATATCAACTTTTGTATTTACTAATTCAAAATTAAGATTTCCGAATAATGCACTACCAGTTGGTTCTAAACTTACTCTCCAATAATTACTTCCGGAAACACCATATAATAATTGTGAATTAGTTTTGTTTGCCGTTTTAAATCTTAACTGAACTGCGTTTGGGACACCATTAATCCAAGGTATATCCAAATACTCATTACTCTTTAAATTTAAAAATACACTTCTATCTTCGTAAGTAAATTTAGTAGTGTCCGATGGATTATTAGATGGCCCACCAAATTCAATTATTGTTAATAAAGAAGATGGAACACCATAACAAGCTAAAATAGCATTTATCGATTTTCTTGTACCCTTATGTTTTAATAAGTAAGGTAAGTTGTTTAGTATTCTTCTCCAAACTTGATTCTTAGCAGCTTCTGGTGTATAGGAGGTTGCAACATTATTACCTAATGCGTTTTTATTTGAATTAGATTGACCGTTTGGATTTAAACCAAATGCATAATTCCAAAGTTCTTTACCCGCAAATGGATTTTTGGGATCCCAACCAAAAGATTCCAATAATTCATAAACTAAATTATCAGATATACCATCGATTGATTTATTCTCAACTTTTTTAACTCTATTAATTCCATTTATATACCCCCATAGAATGTCAAAATGTTGTCCAATCATTTCAATAAAAGTTAGGTAATCTAAATTATCCGAACTTTCTTGAAGGTATTGTGGTATATGTCTAACTAAATAGTTTTTATTAGTTTTATCAAATACTTCTGCGTATATAGATTGTGATGTAAAGAATATATCGTTAGAAGATGTGATAGAGAAATCTTCATACATCTTTCTTTCAAACCCATCAAATCCATTCTTTACACTTTTAATTTTATCGTTATAAGATGCACTTGTTAGTAAAGAATTTGAAGAGGTTGATAATAAACTAGCTGAATATAAAGTTGTATCTATTTTATTTTCCCACTCTTCTATCGTTCCTATTTTATATTGGAAATTTTCAATCCTACTTAACGCACTTCCAAAATTTACAAAGTTTTCAAATTTTAAGAAATACTCACTCGTTTTACTACTACCACTTACATAATCAATTTGTAAATCTTCTAAATTGAATTCACTTTGTGAAATGAATTTATTTACTAATTGAGTAGATGATAAACTACCGCTTGAAATTATTTCATCGAAGAATTGTAATCCGGTTTCTTGAATTATATCAGTTCCGAAATTAGGTTTTAATGGAAGACATTTATCATCATCTTCGTCTGAAATAATAATTGATTCAACTATTGTTGGGATTATCTGCTTTGAAATCCAAACTTGCGTATTTAAATCAATAGTACCGGGTAGTGGTTCTAATAATTTAACAACTAATGTTCCATAATCTTTATATCCTAATTTCTTTCTAGTACTACCACTTTCAGTATCTATTTCAAATTGTGTTTCAACAACTTTTCCACCAAATACTGAATAGGTTAATCTATCCATTGCAGTATTAGTTATTACAAAAGATTGGTCAGCTGATGTTCTTACTTGATAATAAAGATGTTTATCATCTTCGAAAACTATTTGGTCTTCGTAATTTCGTTTAGTTAATTCACCGGAAAATAATTGTGCAAATGTGCTAGATATATCTCTAACCGCTGTTCCTTTATCTATTAAGAAAGGAGTTCTTTGAACGGTGATTGATACCTGTTCGGTTTTACCAAATATTTTACCACCTATACCATTAAAATAAGGTCTAAACCCAAATGTAATTAAATAGGTTTTTTGTGTTTCGCTAAAATACTCTTTATAAAGATTATATAATTCTTTTGCATTAAATGAAATTTTTGAAATACCTTTTGTTATTTCAAAATTTACTTCTCCTACTTTATTTTCTCCTAAAAATACCTCAATACCTTCTGAATTTACTGCCTTTAAATCAAATTCAAAATTAAAATCTAATGGCCTTAAATCTGCCTCTATTATATTCTTATCATATATAATTTGAGTAACATCTGGCTCACCATAAGTTTTTTCTCTAATTACATCGATAAAAGTTCTTAATTCATCTCTTTCACCTACCTGCCCATTACCTGCAATAATTACTAATTCAAATCTACCCAATGCGTTTGGATTAGATAGATTTATTAAAACTTCATTATTATTTGGTGTTATTCTTTTAGAACCATTTTCATCAACTCCTATTTGGTTTGGAAAATAGTATCTTACGAATTGTGTTGAATTTGATACATTTACTTTAAGGATAAATTCCTGTGAGTATTCAGTATTCCACACATATCCTTGATTGATAGGTGATATGAATGAAGGGAATTCTCCGGTTTGAACTACGTCATAACTATCTACATCAATTCTATAATTTTTATCTATATCGGTAAAATCGAATGTATTTGAGGTGCTCTCCTCAACCAATACATCGTTTTCATCATAAATTTTTATGCTTCTTATATTGTATAACGAACTATTCGCTCTTACAATTGAAAGTTTCGAATTTTTTTGTAATCTAAATAGATTCGAATTGGGTATTTCTAAATTACCAGCATCGGTAATTACCCTTATTGAATTCTTTCCTAAATTATTTGTTACTCTTACTAAAACAACATCGCTAGATGAAGGATCAGATGGTGTTATAATTTCAGACACCCCAAGTTTCTCAAATGGAACATCCAATTGAAAATTAACCTGATTTAACGGTGGTATAAAATACTCTCTTCTTTCCATCTAATATAAATACTTTTATTGTATGTTTTCTCTTTGTGTTACATCCGCCAATCCATATCCAGCTCCTCTAAAATCAAGCGGATTAACTTCTCTCATTCCACCTCCTCCTCCACCGAAGCCACTTACTCCTCCACCACTTCCATCGAATTGTCCGCCGGTTGTGTTTACAAATCCACTTCCTCCATCAGGATTTTCAGCGAACAATCTTCTTCTAGTATCATTTGCTTCGGTATCTGGTTCAATTATTTCTCTTCTTCTTATCAATCCTATTGGTTCACTTATTATAACATCGTTAAATACATTACCATATTCATCTGTCTCTTTTATCACCACTTCATTTTCTTGATTTACTTTTGCTTGTAAAAGAAAAGATTTTTTTGCCTTAACATTTGTTCCTATAAATGAAATTCTAGTTGGGTTTAAAATTTGGTAATCGAAAAATTTTAATGTAATCTTACCATTTTGAGATGAACTATCTGTCCACTCTGAGCCATTAACTAAAACTTTTGCTTGAATACTATTCCCACCTTCTTCCAAAAAGGTATTAAAGGTAATGTTTATTTCCCTCGCAGCAGATACGGGTGTGTAATTATCATTTCCTGCGGTTCTCCATTCATTTCCTATCCAAACATATCTTTCACCTAATTCATTAGTGAACATTTGTCCAGTATAATAACCGTTTCTATTAGGTATTGGCATTTTTAAAGTATATTTTCAACGTTATTTCTTTCGTAATCTCTTATGTAATCATCATTAGATGCTCTTTCAATTGTTAGGCCTCCCGCACCACCTACTACTGGTTCTCCACCAACTTGAATTGGTTGTGATGGAGTTTGATAAGGGGATTGATATGGAACATCAAATTGAGTTCCTCTACCTCCGGCCTGATACATCATTTCTTCTTGTAACCTTCTTAATCTTTCTCTTTCTATATCCCCATCATTAGGTGAAGGTGATACATATGGATTCGATGGTTCAACGGTTACCGCGATTGGTTCATTAAATGGTTCTTTTAAAACCGGTGTTTCTATAACAATCGGCTTATCACCCGGTATTACCGCAGGTATTATAGTTTTAGTTGTTGTAAATAAATCTTTAACTTCTGCTATTGTTGGAGGCTCTACTACAAATTTTTGAGTTTGTGGATTAGTTCTTGTCATATCTGATTTTAATGATTGAACTAATTCTTGTAATTTATCAATACTTTGTTGTGTAATGTTATCTAATTTAACCTCATCGGATAAAGTTCTCTTTGGTAAATGATAATCTACTGCCTCTTCAAACTTATTGTTTAATAGTTTAACTATATCAGCTTTGTTATAGTATATAAAATCTATATCATCACCTAAATACGCGCCAAATGTATTACTTCCAATTGTAGAATTTTTGTGTAAAAGTGCATGTCTTACTGCTACTCTCATCGAATCCAACACTTTACTAAAAAATATTTCCCAACTATTAATACCGAATTCAGAGCCTAATTGTTCAATATATGCCTTTGCTTTTATCGATTGAAAAGTATTGTATAGTTGAGCAGGAGTTAATGCATTTAAAACCGCATCAATCTCCGAATACACTTCATCACCACTAAATTTATTTAAAACAAAACTATTATAAGATTGATTAAGGTCTATTTTTGTATCTATATCCTCATTTGAAGTTTCATCAAAATTATCATAAGGGAGTAATCGTAATTCTAATCTTGTTGCAGAAATTTCTTGTATCCACATTTTATCTTTTTCAACCGAACTACCAACTCTATCGTTTACGAAGTTTAATTGAACTCTAAATACACCCACATTATATCCCGCTTCTTTTATTAGTTTTTTTATATCAACTAAAAATCCGCCACCATCTAATACTTTATCTAGAACATTTTCACTTTGAATTAAGTAATCATTTAATTCTTGCCCCTTAACATATCTAATTTTACCATAATCTTTTTGTTCTAATATATTGTTAGCAGAATCGTATAGTATAAATTCTAATACATCATTCACACCTAAATTAAAAGGAGTTGCCTTAAATCCTTGATTAATTAAAGCTAAATCAATAGGATTTAATTCAGTTGTAAGAGATGTTCCCTTATTTATTACCTCATCAATATTTTTAAATTGTTCTAATGCCATTTAATTTATATTTTTATAAGCTAAAATCATTACCTCTTTGTTTTTGAACTGAAGTAGATAATGAAACGGTTCCATTAGTTGATTTAAATTCTAATGTTCCGGTATATTCCTTATCACCTGTAAACCCAAACCCTGATGATGGCTTAAACCCATCAACTTTCCCTGCATTATGAGTAAATGATATAGTTTTCTTTTCTTGTGGCGGAACGCTTACTGAAAAAGGCCCACCTATGAAACTTACGTTTTTTTCAGTAATTGTTACATTCTGAACCTCTAATGAAAAATTAAATATTTCAACTTCTGGACCATTTATCCATTTTCCATTTCCATCATCTTTTGCTCTCGCTCTATAAGTTAAATCATTATATTTTTGGTCACCCTTATTAATTACCCTTACCGTAATGTCAGCTCCCGCCTTCGCACCTTCTGCTATTCTTGCATTCTTACCATTCAATTGTTCGGTTAAACTATCTACTTGTTTTTTAAGCGATTCAATAGTTGCATTTTGACCTTCATTTCTGGCTTTAAGAGATGCATTTTCAATACCCTCCAAAGTCATTCTTTGTATATTACCTTGCAATGTATCACTAATAATAGCAAATTGAGTTCTTAAACTTTCAGCATTTGCCTCAGCAGTAACTCTTAATAATCTTTCACTATCCAATTCAATATCTAATGCTGCTGATATAGCAGTTAGATTTGCCACCTCCGATTGTAATAACGATATCTGTAAAGATTGTGAAGTGATTGTTCCATTTGCTAATTCTAATGAACGAGTTGCATCATTATAAACTGGTCTAGGAACTAAATCTAATTCTAATTCGGGTGAAGATGGGATTAACTCAAAAACGTTTACATCGATTGCTTTTTTTAATTCATCGGTATTGTAAACCCTTTTTTTAGATGGAGCATATACATATCCGGTTTTATCCGAATCCAAAGTGGCTTCAAAATAAACATTATCCCTATCTCTTGCGACTAGGGATCCACTATTTTGTATATCTTTAATTAATTCAAACTCCATTACTTCTTATTTCAAATGTTAAATCATCTTCAAAATATTCTTCGTATCCATCTCTTTCTATCAAAAATAAAAATTTATATACTCTATTTGTTGGGAAATTCGTTGTATCAAATACAAAATAATTTCCAGATGAATTACAATTTATTTTAGTATAAGTAGAAAAATCTACAATTTTCTTCTTTGTAATTTCATCTCTGATAGCATAATACGAACTCGTTGGAAGATACTTTACATCTAAATAAGAGAATGAGTTAGAAAAGGTTTTAAGTGGGTATTGCTCTCTGCCAATTACTTTTATCTTTACCTTTCCTCCTTCGGTATAATATGGTTTTAATTCCTTTGTTCTTACTATGATTGATGCTGAGGTCAAAGGCCCTAATGTTCCAGTAACAAATGAACCACTTACGTCATCCCAACTTAATTTTAAAAGTGGTTGATGAATAGTATTAGTCTCCTTTGAATAAAAATTCATAATACCATAATCCAATGAGGATGATTCAACTGAATTAGTATGTTTTAATACTAAACCAAAATTTTCACTCCCTGTCCAATAGTTGTATAAAGATTTTACATCCATATCGATATCTAAACTTTGATAAGTAAATGATTGAGATGCTGCTGCAGAAGATGATAATATAAATGGTTGAGTGTTCCACGTAATACCATCCGCATTTTCCGGTGTGTAATAAAAAGTTCCCACACCCATATTCCAACTTGAAGTTACAGGATATGCAAAAAGAGAAAAACTTACCGGTAACTCTTCCGCTTCGGTTAATTTTAAATTTAAGGTAGCTGCTGATGCCGTAACATAGGTAGGAACATTAGTTATATCAAAATATAAATAGGCTCTAGCATTATCCTCTTCTTCAAAACGTGAATAGTGTTTAGATACGGTTAAGATTTCATCTAAACCCGTATTTTTAGTTTTATACAAAGAATAAACTGTTGCATCTTTTGATGCCGTTACAAAGTGTATCATTATACTGCTCTTCCTTTTATATCTTTATCAGGAAACTTTACTTCAAAGATAGAAGGATCCAATGAAGGATATATTATCTTATTCTTTGTAGCACCTTTTATATCATAACTATTTCTCGCATACGCTCCACCACATTTATTTACAATCTCAACTTTTTGAATAGAGGCAACCCCATCAACCATTGCCAATCCTAATTCTATATCCGATAGGTTTATGGTTTGATTAAATTGCCAATTATCAATTGAGAAAATTGATTTTATTTCTTCGATACATCTTAATACTACCTCTTTGGAATTATAGTTTTTGTATACCGTAATATCGAAATTAATACCTATGTTAATGACGAACCCATCTATTATGTTTACACCATCAGTAAGAATTCTAAATTCGTTTAAGTAGGTTTTTAAGTTTTCTTTTACCGCCCTATTAAGAGTCGTTAATTTACCATTTGAATCATATCCTAATGTGTATAGATTAATAGCAAAAGGATTAACTAATTCAGCGTTTTGAGTTGTTTTTTGAACAAAATTTCTTACATTTTGTTTTATCTCATTTGTGGTTGGTAATTTTCCACCTTTTGCTAATGATGAATTTACAATACTTCTAACAATTTCCGCAAATTCAGTTACATTATCAGTTGAATTTAATACTGATTGCGGTGAATTAGCGTTTAATGAATTATCACCAATTGCAAATACTTTAGAAACTGAACCAAACTTTGTCGGCATTGAAAGTGCTCTTACTTGATAATCCTTTGCAGTTACGGCTCTATTTTGAGATGCGTAATTTGCTAATGCCGTTTCTCTAATTTCTTCTATTGTATCAAACCCTCTACCACCTTTTGCGGGTATTTCATTTTCAACCGCAACTGAATTTTTTACAAATTGGTAAACAGTATTATCAATATCGACAAATGTATTAATTAAATCATCATTATAAGTTATGTTCGTAATAGTAGTTAAATCTCCTTGTGGAACGTTTGAACCAACACCTCCTCCAACTAAATAAGTTACACTTAAAGTGCTATTAGCCGATGGAGCCTGTCCATATGATTTTGTTTTAAGGAAATTAGTAGGGTCATAAGATTCAGCCATTCTATTAACTGAATTGTTTAAACCTAATCCAACATTCTTAACATTTGGTATAATTAATTCATCCGATAGGGAACTATCTCCTCCTCCAAAATGAATTGATGTTGTAAAATTATCATTCGTTTTAACTACAAATCTTCTTGAAGTTTTTAATAGTTTTAGAAGGTATGGAACAGTCGTTGAAAATTGATTTAAATCAGGATCGTTTTGTTCTACATTTGGATAATCAATGTAAATTGTTTCTTGTGCCAAATATGGAACTTCATACCACTTATTACCATTATCATCTATCACACTTTCGATTGAGATTACATTTGTTTCTTCAATATCTAATTTCTGAAACGCTTCTGATGTTGTAAATGTTTTTTCTATTGTTTTTTCACTTGCTGATATAGCCTGAATCTTTTTCTTTACTAAAAAATAATCAGGTATGTTGGTTATTTCAGTTGTGCTGTAAACACTAACCTCTCTATCAGTAGCATCGTTAAAATCTAAAATTTCAGTAGTTCTAAATGTTATTTCATTATTTACACTAGACCTTACCTCTAATCCTTCATTTATTCTTAATAGGTATTTTGTATCCAATTCACCATTAGAAGTTGCTTTACATAATTGGTAAACCGATAGAGTTGTAATTGCAGGTGAGGTTGCTTTTGGTTTATATCCCAATAAGTTTGCCAATGCAAATACATTTTTTTCTTCACCCGCATATTGTATAAGACTTTCTTTTAATGTAGAATCAGTATAGTATCCTAAAACATCACCAATATAAGATGCCATTTCAATAAACATCATACCAGGTGATGCTTCATTAAAATCATTATATGAGGAAGGGAAATAGGTTTTAGCATATTCAACCAAATTATCTCTAAATGATTGAAAATCTTTACCCAAGTAGTTTATATCTCTACTATTCCTTCCTATTTTTTTATTTGTTACTTTAAATGCCATTATTCAACTACATTAAATGTTACCGTCTCCAAATTTTGTTGTCCCGAAACCCTAAATGATAATGAAATATCAAAATTATATCTATCTCTATCAGAATTTGATTGGTCTACCAAAATTTCTTCAATAGAAACAAATGGCATCCACTCTGCAATTGATTCTTCTATTGATGTTTGAACTTTTATTTCTAAATCATCGGTGTTTTGTTCAAATAATGCTTCATATAATGAAGTTCCAAATGTTGGATGCATTATCCTCTCACCCCTTCTAGTTAATAAAAGGTTTCTAATATTTGATTTTATCTGGTCAATAGTTTGAAACGATTGAGCAAAATAACCATTATTACCCCTTTGAAGAGGGAGAGTTACTCCAATCGCTACTCTATCTTTTTCGGGTAAATCTTTGGTTAATTTTGGCCCAATAATTATCGCCATTTATTATCTATTTTTATCTTTACTTGCTGCTAAAACCTTTGCACTTCTTGCAATCGCTTTATCTATTAAATCATTACCTGTTACTGGCATAGATTGACCTCTATTCGGCTGAGAACTCATTCCTACTTCACCATATCCTATCATTTCAGGAGATAATGTTCCCCATTCACCATCGGTTCTACTAAAGTTCGGTCTCATAGCCGTTTCATTTAGTATTTGATTTAGAGCAGGATTTTTCGAATACTGTTTTTGTTCGATCTCCCTATCTTCTTCTAATACTGCCAATGCTTTATCGAATGGATTTTCTATTTTCCTTTCAGAAATAGTTGGTTTTACATTTGATTTTTTCAGTTCGGCTAGAATTTCCTTCCTAACCTGTTCCTTAATTAAGGAAGTTTGTTTTTTTACCTCTTCCTTAACTACAATTTGGATTGCTTTAAAAAGTTTGTTAGTGTCCATAATTTAATTGATTCTGTTTATAAATATATTGTTCCTATATTATCGAATTTTATCCTCCGGTTATAGTTGATTTTAATGGATTAGTAACTGCCGCTAATGTGTTTGTATTTTTGGCTGCCAATTGAGCTGCATAACTATTTGCTTTACCTAACGCAGTTGTGGTTAAGAATCCAGTTCCTTTAGGGTCAATCACTTTACCCGCAACTATACTTGTTATTAAATGGGTAGCCTGTTCTTGTGTTAAATCATTTTTATTGATGTTCATCTTATTAGCAAAATTATCTAAACTTCTATTTACGAACCAAGCGGTTGCTTCTGCTGCTGCTTTCGGGTCATTTAATAAATCTGGATTTTTAACTAATCTATCATCACCATATAATGCTTTTGATGCCGCTGCATAGTTTGCTCTACCTGTAATTTGAATAAATCCTCTACCTCTGAATTTGTAGCCATCACCGGGTTGTGTATTTCCTAATGAGTTACCAGGTGCTCCATAGATATAATTTGCAAATGCTTCCGGAGAGGTTTGTATTTGTGCCAATTCCGCATCTGATAATCTACTAATTCTTTTTCCAAAGATTTCAGTAAGCCTTTCTCTACTATTTTTGGTATAATTAACATTCTCAACTATTACCCTGCCACCTGTCTCTTTAAGAGCGTTGGCTTGCATCGCTATAATCAATTGAGGATTATCAATCTTAAACTTCTTAGCCGCAGCTGCGATTTCATTTAAGTTAGAATCCTGATTACCCGCATATGTAATTTGTAATGCACCCCCACCACCACCGGCTGATAGAGCAACTGCTTTTTGTGCATCCGCTTGCTTTATTAATTCTTGTGCTGCTAATTCTGCATCACTTTGAAGTACCGTTGGGTCTACAATAGTTCCACCGAATCTCGCTTTTAATTCCGCCAAAACCCTCGGATCAGTTTCAAACGCACTTGGACTAAATGAACTAAAATCAACTGGATTAGCTGAAACCGAGTACCCTTGCCAAGGTAGATAACCAGGTGCAACTACACCACTCGGATATGCTGATGTGGTGAATGTCCAACCTCCAACGGTAAATAAATGAATGTTAGCTGCTTGGATTATTTTATCTATAAATCTATCAACATTATCCAATCCTTCATATGTAAATGGAATGGATACTTGAATGCCTGGATTAACAACTATGTTTTGAGTAACAGCGATGTTTGAAATTGCTCCGGGTGCAGGAAGAAGTGGAATAGGTAATTGTTTGAGGGTTGCCCCCGCCCAATATGCAACGAATCCATTTGCAATTCCATTTATAATTGGAAATTGTATTTCGGAACGAGATTGTTGTATTAAAACTATCTTTATAAGATTTTCTAATACCTCAACATTACCCCTTTCAATCGTTATTTTATTAGTTAAATCTCCTGCTGGTGGGAATTTAAGAACATTATCATACGAACTAGCAATTACCTTTGCCAAATCATCGGATGATTCCGGTGATTGCAACATCACTGCTTTAACTTGTAGTTTAAAAATGTCCCACATTAAAATTGAATTTTAACACGATTGGATAACATATTACTTAACTTACCTGCTAATTCTTCGAATTCGGTTACCACTTCTTGCTTCATACCGGAAACAGGCCCTGCTGGTGTTAATAATCCACCATTTCTTAAATTTACAATTAAGCGAATTAGGTCTTCTAAAAATCCTCTTAATAATATACCATCAACCGCAGGTTTTAAATTTTTGTTTCCTAAATTAATCTCACCACTATCCCCTATGTAAAAATTTATTTGGTTATTAAAAGCCTGTATATCAATTGGCATCTTTGAGTTTATATTAATACCTCTTTCAGCGTCAACTGAAAATATGCCATCGGTTATAACCCCATAATGAGATTTACTCCAAAATATCGTTTCATTCTTTCTTGAAGAAAAAACTAATCTATCTGATGATATAATACATTGTTCTCCATCATAAACTTTTGGGTATGCTTCAAATCCATATTCATCATCTTTTCCAACATAAACAAATTTAGAAGATTTATCGGGTCTATTTTTAAAATCAGATGAACCTAACAAATCTGGAGTACCAGGAATAAAATTGATTTTATCTGTCCCACTACTCATCATTATAGTTGAACCATCTCTATTTAAATCTTCTTCAACTAATGATGAAACAGGTAGGAGATTAAATTTAGATGCTTCTTTATTTCGGATTATTAATTTAGGATTAAAATCGTTTCCCTTATTATTGTATCCACTTAATCTAATACTTTGTCCGAATTTTGATTGTATTACTGTATCACCTTCGTAAAGTTTCAATCGGTGTATTGGTTTCTTTTTAAAATAACTACCAAAAGAACCGCCTGCTCCCGCCAATGCACCTATTACTCCACCAAATGATTTAAAGTTTGAAATACCCGTTTGTGGAGTAGAAGCAGTTTTAGTTCCGGCTTCAGTTCCACCATTATTGATAGTCTTGTTTAAATTTACTCTTCTATAAACTGATACAACTCCATTATAATATACATCTACAATTTCAGTTACTAATGGTATATCTAAAAATAATTCACTTTCCGGATAAGCTATAATTTTAGTTGATTTGGTTTTACCATAACACTCAACTTCAATAGTTCCAGGAATAATAGTTCTGCCATTAGGTTGCTCACCAAATTCCAAATAAACTTTTTTTACTACACCGGCAGTAACTCCTGTTCCGGTATAGGTTGCAGTTTTGGATTGAGGTGAAACCTGATAATCATCCCTAAAAGAAAAAATTCCCATTATTTTTTATCCAATTTATTTTGAATTTCTTGTAACTCTAATTCGATATCATCAACTTTATCTTTTGTATTTCTTTCCATTTCATCCGCAACACTACGAACTTCATCTAATAATTGAGCCCTTTCTGCCTCCGATAAGAATCCATCATCAGATGGCCCTTTGGATTCAGCCGCAATTATTCTTTGTGCAATAGTCGCTAATCTCAATAGTAAATCATCGTTTTCTACTGAAAATTTAACTAAATCCTTTATAACTGGTCCAATTTCAGCTATATCTCCAGCATGTCTAATAGATTTTTTAAATTCCTCTATTAAATCAGCTATTTTTTGTTTTTTGTGTCGTTGATTTGAATATATTTCCTGAAACAAGTCTGATAACTTTTTCTCACCAAATAAAACAAAATCTGTTGCCTGTTGTTTTCCCATAATCTTTTCTTACTAATAAATACCCAAAACCAAAATATCTAAATCATTGATGAAATGATACTATAAACTGGGTAATTATCGTTTTCCACAGTGTTTAATAATAAATCATTTTTATCTTCGTATGAATCAGATAAAATATATCTATATATATTTTCTATATTTAAATTTTTATAAAATAAAAATTTATTATAATTGTGTTCTATCCTTTCCTGAAATTGAGGTTGTAGAACCATTTGTTTAACATCGTATGACCTCATCTTACTAATTTGTTCAATTACATCAACATATTTTTTTATAGTCCCATCAACATCGAAATTATCTATTTTAAAATCAAATAAATCATTAAATAAAATAAACCCTAAATCTTCTATCACTTTAATTTGAGCTTCCGAAGAAATCATTAGTAAGAAGGGTATTTTATGTGCAAAGTTTCTAATTGTTTTTTCAGTTAGGTGGCAATTAACACCATCATTATCCATTCCAAAGTCGGAAAAGGTTTCTACAACAAAAGCAAAAAATGAGTTTTTATAAACTAATTGAAACTTTCTATCTTCTTCCAAAATTGTGTGATAATAAACCTTATCATAATCGTGGCTTTTAAGAATGTTTAAATTATTTTTAATGTTTACATACTTTTCAATGTTCTTATCACCATAACATTCATCACCATTCGCACCCACATAACTTTGATTGAAATTTAAATTTCTAGACATTAGTTCATTTAAAACTAATGCTCTCGGAGTTCTTATTGCATTATTTAGAAAACTAAATTTTAAAAATCTATGGTCAAAGTTTATAAATCCTGTATCTAATTGTGAATTAACGGTGTGGTCTTTTATCGATAAACCCTTTGTTAAACAATTAAAATTATCCAAATAATGATTACTACAAAGAAATAAAACATTTTTTTTGTTTAATCCTAAATCCACACACTTTTCAACGAATTGTTTAGCATTACCAAACGCAATTGGTTCGGTATGATTATAATAAATTATTTTTTTAGTATTGTAATCGTTTGTTTCTAAATCCCTAATGAAATCATTATGGTTTGAACTACAAACAAAAATGAAATCAGCTGATTGAGGATTATCTATTGTTTCGAAAAAGGTTTCGTTTAATAAATGGCATCTATTAACAAAATCAATTGATAGATTATAAAAATAAAATTTTATCATTTTATAAAATTATATAATTCGTTTCCAATAAGCTCATACCCTTTTACATTAGGATGCTGAGTGCTTCTGGTATCCCAATTTTCATTATACTCCCAATAAGTTGAATCAGTTCTTTTTATTAACCAATCCCTAAACGTATCCTTCTTATATCCCCAATAATTTTGTGATTTAATTAAATTGGTTTTATCATATTCAGGTATTATTCCCAAAAACATATCTTCAATACCATCACATAAGACGTATTTTATTTTATAATGTTCTAAAAATGATTGCAGAAATATAATATAATTTTGATTTACGATTGAGTAGTATAAATCATCATATAAATTAGTTAGCCAAAATTTTTTATAATCTTCCATAAAAAAATCATAATAACGATTTTCAGTTTGAGTTGATGTAAAAAATCTATCAGGTGTTTGCATTAGATGTTTAGTGCTCCAACTTAACCACTCTCCCTTTGGGCCGTGAGGCATGAAGGGTAAATAATCTCTTAATGATGAACTCCACATTACAACAACTAAATCATTTTTAGTAGTTATACCATTTTTAACATCATCTATAATTTGATTGAAAATTTTATTATTTGGATTTCCACTAATACCATTATTTTCATATGGTAGATTTAATTTATTAGCCAAAAAACTTACCCAACTATTTTCTTTTTGGTAAGCCATCTTTTCGTGTTTAGAGAGGGTATCTTCGATTTCTCTATTACAACCCTCTCCAATAGTCCAGCTATCACCGTATGCAACTAATCTTTTCATTTTTTTGTCAAAACATAATTCTCTATTACCAATATATCTAATCCTATATCCAAAAATGTTTTTATTGCAGTTTCGGGATTCATAATCATAGTTTGGTCTTTTACATTAAATGATGTGTTTAAAACTATTGGATAACCATTCTTTTTTTCTAATGCTTCCAATAATCCATACACCCTTTCACATTGCGTTTTCTTTAATGTTTGTATTCTCGCAGTTCCATCAATATGGGTAATAGCAGGTAATTTACCTCTATATTCTTTTCTTACTGAAACGATTTGATTCATATAAGGGACTTCTTTATCCCATTCAAAATAGAAGGTTTTAGCCTCATCTTTTACTATTGGAGCAAATGGTCTAAACCCTTCTCTTTTTTTAACAATTTGATTGATTCGACCTTTCATTGTAGGATTCTTTGGGTCAGCAAAAATAGAACGATGGCCCAATGCTCTAGCTCCCAACTCCAATCTACCTTCGAACCAACCAACAACTTTTCCATTTGAAATTTCAGTTGATACCAAATCGATAATTTCATAATCAGATAATTTTTTATATACTAATTTATTACTATAATTTTTTAATAATTGGAAAATATACTCATTTGAAAATTTTGGCCCTAAATAAGGATTTGTATTATTTCTTCTTTCTGTGTTCTTACCTCTATAATATGAATTAAGGCAAGCTCCAATTGAAGAACCCGAATCCGATGGTGAATATGGAATCCAAACATTTTTAAATCCTGTCTTTTTGCTTATTTTTCCGTTTGCAGTTCCGTTATAAGCACAACCACCTCCTAACACCAAATTATCACATTTTGTTTGCTTATGTAATTCTTTTAATAAACGAAAAAAATACATTTCATAAATGAATTGTACTGTTGCCGCTAAATCTTTATGTTGTTGTGTTAATTCTTCATTCGGTAATCGAGGTAGAAGGTTTAAATGAGTTGAAAGATTTGATGTGAACATTACCTCATCACTTTTATGGTAATTGAACATCTTCATATTCAATTTATAGATGCCCTTTTTAGATGGGTATATAATCTCTCTAAACTTATCTATAAATGTACGAGGGTTTCCATAAGGTGCTAACCCCATTACCTTATATTCACCCTCATTTGGTTTAAATCCTAAAAAGGCAGTAAAGGTTGAATAGAACATACCTAATGAATGTGGGAAAATAGTAGAATCTAATTTTTCCCAATCATTACCTTCTGCTTTTGCTAATACAGTAGTTTCCCATTCTCCTACACCATCTACACTTAATACGGCTGCCTCATCAAATGGTGAAGTGAAATATGAATAACCAATATGTGAATCGTGATGTGAATTAAATTTTATTTCCGCATTTGAAAATAAAAATTTGAACTGATTCTTTAAACCCAAATATTGTTTTAACCCCTTTACACCAAATTTAAATGCATCTTTTATTTGCCAATTTGATAAACACATTGAAACAACTCTATGTGTTTTTACTAATGGATTTTCATAAAAACAAACCTCTTCAATTTCTTCAAAGGCTATTTTTGATTCATTCATTATCCAATTTATTGATTTATGTGGAAATGAACTATCATGCTTTATACCACTAAATCTTTCTTCCTCTACTGCTAAAATTACCTTCCCATCCTTCACTAAACATACTGAACTATCGTGGTAAAAGCAGCTTATTCCTATACTAATCATATTTTAAAAAAATGTATCTTCTTCTATTTCGATATCACCTGTATTTAAAAATTCTTCTAAAATTCTATCTTGATGAACTTTCATTATCGAAATAACTTTTGTTATGTAATGTGTTTTGTATCCCGTCATTTCTCTTATTAAGAGATAGAGGCTTTTTTTATTAAAATTCTCTATGTAATCAACCCTTCTAAACAATTCTAATATAGCATCTGCGATTTGTATATCTCTTTTCTTATCGAATACTGAATTTAATTTTTTATCCCAATAATCTAACATTATTACTCTAAATTCAGCGTGATTACTATCAGTTTCAATTGCTACGGTATCTTCAGCAGGATTCCAACTCTCAGGCATTGCTGACATCAAATCGTTTTGTTTATATCTTTTATAGTTGGAATTATTTAATAGAATAAAATGGTTTAGCGCCATTCTGGTAAAATAAGAAAATGCTTTTCCCTTACCTTCCTGAAACATATGAATTTTATAAATCATTTGTGAAACAACCTCTCTTTTCACATCACCCGCCCCATCATCAAAATATGAAAACTTATAAGTGTTCAATACATTTTCTGCTAACTTTTCAAAAGCGTATTGTATTCTTTCTTTGTAAAGTTGGTTTTTAACTCTTTGGTCGGTTGTTTTATTATATTCAATTATAGCTTGTTCGGTATCCAAAGTAAAATACATTTTATTCTTTGGAGTTCTAGGTTTTCTTGTTTTCGCAGGCATATTATTCTAAAATGTTTTCAAATGATTCTATCTCGTCTTTTATTTGCGTAAAAACACTACCAACATCATCATCTTTTTCAAATAATTCTTTACTATCTATTTCTCTAATTGAATTTAATAGTTGTATGTATTTTTCTCTTCGATTTGATATAAAATTTTCATAATACTCTAATTTATTAAGAGTATTAACTATACCATAAACTAATACACCAATTACTAAACACAAAAATACTATTATAAAAATTTCCATAATTTAATTTTTTATGCTTCACCCTTCTCACCGAAATAAGGATACGATTCTATAATTTCAGTATCTTCTTTTTTCAATTTATCTAACTTTGATTGAAAATCTAATTTAACCTTAACTATATCAATTTTTTTATTCATTATCTCTAATAAATCCTCATTAGAAATCACACCTTTATCGATTATTAAATCAGTCATTGATGCTATAAGAATTTCAGCCTCAACTAATCGTTTAGATAGGTTATTTATAGCAACGGTTTGATTATCTAAAATCTTAACTATATTTTTAATATCGTTTTCGGTTAATTTCATTTTTTATTACATTATAGTATATCCATTATCGATATACTTTTGTATGTGTTTATATTTAATTTGCTCAATCAACCCATCGGGTGATTTTGCCATAACCAACTGATTTCTTTCATATTTTACCTGCGATACAACAGGTCTATTTACATTTCTATCCGCAATCGTAATACCATTTAAGCTATCAATCATTTGTTGAGCATAAATCGTTTCGTTTAATCCTTCTTTATCTTCTTCAGTTCCTTCGAAAATAACCAAGCCTAAATTATCTGATTGGACTTCAACTCTTACTGCCCTATTAACATATCTATACTTTCTTAAATCATCAAATTCCGAAACTTCTTGTGACAAGATAGATTCGTTTGAATACTTTAAGATAGTTGGATTGATTAATAATAAAGGAGTTTCAGAATTAATTACAAATGCTCTAAATGGTAACCCAATTGATTGTGTCGATGCAGCGTAAAAGTTATTTTTTTTACAATAAGAAATTAGCCGCTTTCTAATTACCTCCTCATCAGTTTTATTGAATGGAGTTGATTCAATTTTTTTTAATTTCATATTATTTTGCTTAATATAACAAATGTAGGGAAAAATTTTATAATTTCAAACTATTCCTTATTTTTTTTATGTGTAATCCAATAGTTTACAGCATTTTGGTCATTAATCCATTTATTTTTATCACTCCAATCAAAACTAGGTCTAGCATAATATGGTAACATATCTTTGGCTACTAATGCTCTATTTGGATGTGCAGTAAATTTATCGATTAATCCATCTCCATCGGTATCATATCCATCTATTGAGCCATCTCCATCTAAATCAATACCTCTTCTACTATAATCTCTTTGTAAGGAATTTAAAACTATATCTTCAAAGACTTTTTTTTTAAAGATTCTTCATATCGTTCTTTAGCTTCAATTAAAGCATCAACGGGTTCGGTAGGCGTGTTTATTGAATCAAAGAATACTTCCGCATCCTTTTCAGATTGTAGAATATTTTCTACTATTGGTGGGGTTTCTTCTTCTTTTGATAAAATTTTTCCATTAAAATTGGTATTTTGTGAATTATTTTCCACTAAATCCTCTTTTTTATCACCATACACCTCATATAAACCTAATTTCTGATCATTTTTCATCATTTCGGTTAAAATCTCTTTTTGCTTACGCTTTTTATCGGTAATCAACCCATTAAATGCTATTATAAGTGCAACTGCCAACGGATCAAACACAAAAACTATGATAAAAATGAAAAATTTTACCACATTATTAAGGGAAACATCAAATGCTTCAGCTACAAATCGAAATCCACCAACTTCTCTCTCTAAATCGATGTTTTTGTTCTTAATGTTGTTGATTGAATCTAATGCAACGTTGTTCTGAATGGTTAATTCATCTATTCTTTTCGATATTTTAGTAATTTCTGAATCCGCATTACGAACCATTTGGGAAAGACGTGATGTTGAACCATTTCTTTCCACTACTTTAGAAATGTTCGCCTCCTGGGAGTTACGAATGTTTTGCTGATTGGTTAATTGAGTTGTGTATCTTTCAATCTCTTTATCATTTTTATTGATTTGAGTTTGAAATACTGCAACATCTCTTTCAATTTTTTGTAATTCTAAATTTTGTTGTTGGAAGGCATTGGAAAGGTATCCAAAAATACCAGCAGATGTAATTAACATAAGAATACCTACTGATAAAGTAAGATACCATTTATTAAATCCATGTATTGAATCCCACATTTGCTTTAAGTAGGTTGCAGCAACCAATTTGGCAAATTCTAATGAACCTGCCATCACCATTACTGATAATGATGCTCCAGCAAATAATACCCCTAAACCTGTAACTGAAAAATATGCAGCACAACCTGCTACCAAAATTGCTGAAAAACCTACTAAGATTTTTAACCAATTCATTTTATCCTAAGTCTAATAAATCGTTGTTACCTTCAACTAAATTTTTAACTTCTTCTAATAATCTAATTGCTTCCGTATTGTTAGCCGGTCTCGCTCCCTTCATCATATCCAAAACAATTCTTAATCTTTGATTGATTGCTTCATTGTTGTCTTGAATTCTTTGTTTAAATTTTGCCATAAAATTGATTTGTTTATATAAATATATATTAATAAAAAAGGGAAGATATAAATCCTCCCTTACTAAATATAGAAATAAAAATCTAATTATCCAACTTTTAGCGAAAGTTTTTTAGGTTTAGATTCTTCTTTTCTTTCAACAATGAATGTCAAGATACCATTCTTAACTTCTGCTTTAGCACTTCTACCATCTAAATCTTTACCCAAAGTAATTCTTTCATCGATGTTAGCAACTAATTCAGTAAATGGTGTTTTATCTTCACCTTTTTTTGCTTTTACTTCTATTTTGTCTTCATAACAATTAATCTCAATGTTTTTCGGGTCATGCCCTAAAACTGATAATGCAATAAATGCTTTATCATCTTTTACCTCAACCGCAAATTTTGAGGGAACATAGGTATGAGAATAAGTTTCCCATAGCGGGGTTTTGTCTGCAACCATTAATTTGTCAACGAATCTGTCGAAATCTGAATAGAACATAGTTTTAAGTTTTTAAGTTTACTTATAGTATTCAATTCTTATACCACCACCCCTTTTGTTACAAAATACTGACAAAATTACATTCACAATATAACAAAAAAGAAAAAGTGTCATTAAAATACTCTCAACCCTTGTTGTCTTTCAATAACAGTACTCATATGGTCTGCCCAATGTAGAATATACTGAATGGTATAACGAAGGTATTTTGAAGTATCATAAACTTTGTAATACTTTTCATTATCTTCATCATAAACTCCGTCTGTTAATTTAATACCAAACCATTCTTTATCAGAATAGGTAATACCATATTGAGAAAGAGTAAAAAATCCTCTATCAGTAATACTCATAAATGGAATTGCTTCGTTTCTTTTAAAGTATTCACCCTTATTCTTAATATGCCAATCAGAATCGTTGGCTATATAATGTAATTCACCCTTAATACCCAACTTACCTAAATCGTGATGCAATGCTGCAAAAATTAATTCTTCATCTGTAAAATCAACTGTTCCACCACATTCAGTAAAAAGATTTTTCATTTTTAAAGAATGCTTACAAACATTAAATATGTGGTCAATGTAACCACCTTCATACGCATAATGGAAATTCTTATTACCACTCGCTGGTGATAACATTAGGTTAGG